AAGCAATTAATGCAGGAAAGGTGTCTAGCTGATAGTGACGAGACTATCCAGTATTTTATTAGGTCGCATGTATTATCTGCTGGCGTAGGGATGCTTGAAGATGCACTTTACGATGCTCATCTTCCAGATGCTATAGATGTCATCAAGACCAATATATAAGGGGAATAATATGAAGATCAACGAATGCTGTTTAAACGATATTAAAAAGCGCGAGCAAAAAGCTCAGGACATAGCTGAGGCTAGAAAGTTTTTTGTAGGGGCTATGGCTCTGCTAATCTTATTTGCTATTGTCGGCAACATGGAATACAACGACTGCATTAATCTGGGGGTGTGCTAATGTCTTACAAAGTATTAAATGACGCAGTTGGTCTTATTCGCGACGAAACCCCAATGTGGGAAGGCAGTTATCAGGAATTGCCAGATAAGACTAAAGACGGCTTAATCTGTCTATGGCTAATTACTCACCCGACTTGGATGGATGACGTATTCCCACACACAGTCAGCGATAAGCCTTTGCTGGCCCTAGAAGCGATATACAGCGAAGATGCTACATCTAGGATGGCTGCTGCTATGTTCCGCGATGCTGCGGATAGAAACGCTAAGGATGTGGATAACGATGCCTATTTATCTGAGGCTCTAGATGACTTTGAGGACATACTAGATACGCCTGACTTCCTTGAGGAAATTAGACATCAGTTATACATGTACCTTGAGCCTAGCATGGAAGAGCTTGTAATGGATTCTTTCCTAGACCTTAACCACTTAGACAGACTTGTCATGGGGAGCCACTAATGGACGTTAAAACGCTAATCAATGAGGCTAACGCCTACGCTGACAATGCAATCAGAAAAGCAAAAGCTGGCGACAAGATTAATAAATTTAAACAATGGCTTAGTGAGCCAGTGACGGTATATAGGCTGCATTTTGTAGCGACTGCATCCCTTTTGGCTGCTTGTATTATATATGAGGTTATAATTTACTAGGCCGAGGTTCCCTTGACCTTTTGACCCAGATTAGTCCACTGGGGAGCCGAAACGGACTACTATTTTCAAGGCTCGTTAAAAGTCGTTGCGAGCCTTACCCCCACCCCCTCAGACCGATTTGTACTTGGCTGGGGGGTTTTTTTATACATTACAATGTACATTACAGTATGCATTTTTGGTATTTATGGAATCAGTAGAATGCATTTCAGGTATGACACAACCTTCTATACAATGCCGCCCTAACTTACCTACAAGGGGGCAAACAGTGATAATTTACATGATAGTTTTTGTGATTCTCTCGCTTGGCGCAGTCGCTGCTGACGATCTTACATAGTTACATTTTGGTTAAAACCATGCCATAATGCCGCTAATCTACTGACATAGGGGTGTCACATGGATAATTTAAACCTTACCAAATCGCTCGAAGATTGCTTCGACTACGAGTTAAACGACGAGATAATCCGCTTCGATGCGATTATTGAATCGTTAATGACAACTGATGTCCAAAGACATAAGATCAGAGAAGAGCTTATCGACTGGCAGGATGGTGTTGCTAATATGGTAGATGAGCTATCAACCATCGAACCCTATGAAGGCTTTAGAGAGTTTGCAGCAATGGCAGAAGAGATGTTTGGGACTGAGCAATGAGTGGCGGCCGACCTAAGTGGATACCTGACGAAGAAACCTGCGAAAAAGCGCAGGAGATGGCTTCCAAGGGCTTAACTGTTATGCAGATAGCCCATTGCTTAGGTGTTAGCCATACGACCGTATATGAGCGCCAGAACGAATACCCTGAGTTTGCTGAGGCTATAAAAAAAGGAAGGAGCGAGGGTATTAGGGAAGTTGCTAACGCTCTGTATGACAAGGCCGTTGGTGGTGACACTACCTCTATTATCTTTTACTTGAAGAAAAGAGATAGAGAGTCTTGGGGTGATGAGTATATCGAGCCAGTCAAAGAGATACCCCCAATCAATATAATCGTGGATGCCGATGCAATTAACAAAACCGCAGTCTGAGATATTCTTATCTAAGGCTCGATTTGTTTCTGTCGTTGCTGGCAGGCGATTTGGCAAAACCTTTACAGCTACTGCTGCTCTGCTAAGGGCAGCTATATCTGGCGACAATAAGAACGTCTGGTATGTTGCCCCCACCTACGGGGCTGCGAAAGAGATATGCTGGAACATGCTGATTGGCACTATCCCTACAGAGTATATTGCCAAGACCAACGAAACCTCCCTGACTATCAAATTAATTAACGGATCATACATCGCGCTAAAAGGCGCAGAGAAACCCAACAACCTGCGAGGACGAGCTTTGGACTATATTGTCCTTGACGAGTTTGCAGATATGCGGCCAGAGACTTGGTACGAAGTATGCAGGGCATCTCTATCAGATAGGCAAGGGGGTGCGTTGTTTATTGGTACACCTAAAGGGCGCAATCACTTCTATGATCTGTGGGCATCTGGGATCAATGGCGAAGGAGATTGGGAGTCATTTCAATACACAACCCTTGAGGGTGGCAACGTACCGCAGGAAGAGATTGACGCTGCCCGTCAAGACCTAGATGAGCGAACATTTAAACAGGAGTATGAGGCAGCATTTGTAACCTATGCTGGCCTAATCTATTACGGCTTTAATCGCGAAGAGTCTGTGTTGGCGATTGATGACGATAGTGGTACACTCCACATTGGGATGGACTTCAATTTAGACCCCATGTCTGCCGTTATCTGTATTCGTAGAGGCGGGACGCTGATTGCCGTTGACGAGATAGTCATGTACGGGTCTAACACTGATGAGATGGTTGCGGAGATAATAGACCGCTACCCTAGACGCAATATTATTGTTTATCCAGACCCAGCATCAAGACAGCGGAAAACCTCTGCTGGTGGTCGAACTGATTTGTCGATCTTACAAAACGCAGGATTTAGCGTTAAGGCGAAGAACTCACACGCATTGGTCAGGGATAGAATCAACGCTGTGAATAGTCGTTTACTGTCAAGTGATGGTGAGCGGCATTTGTACATCAGCCCGAAATGCAAGCAGACTATTAAGTCGCTTGAGAGGCAGACATACAAAGAAGGTACGAGCATTCCTAATAAAGAAGATGGCTACGATCATATGAACGATGCCCTTGGATACTTAGTTGAATACCTGTTCCCAGTTCGCACTGAATACGCCACACCACAACCACAAAGGTGGACTTGATGAGATTGAACGCAGATACAACGCACCCTGATTATGATAAGTACGAAAGCCGCTGGGAATTTTATGTTCGCAGCTATTTGGGTGGAGAAGATTACTTTAATGGCGCATACCTAACGCGCTACATATCCGAAACCAGTGACGACTACGACCGTAGGCTCGATCTAACCCCATTAGATAATCACTGTAAAAACATAGTCCACATCTACAGCAGCTTCCTTTGGCGTGTACCACCAACTAGGGCCTACAACAGCGCAGCCAACAATGTGGCCCTTGAGCCTTTTTTGAATGATGCTGATCTTGATGGTCGCAGCTTTGATGCATTTATGCGGGAGGCACAAATATGGTCTAGCGTTTATGGCCATGTCTGGCTAATGATGGACAAGCCTAAGTCTACTGCTGGCACAAAGGCAGAAGAGCTGGAGCAAGACATCCGACCCTATGTAACAATGTTTACCCCTGAGAATGTTCTTGACTGGAACTATGTACGCACCGCCAGCGGACGCTTTGAGCTTGACTATCTGAAGGTCAGGGAAAGCGTTATTCGTGTTGACGAAACAACCACAGAGAGCTACTACCGCGTTTGGTATAAAGACCGCGTAGAGCAGTGGCATTCAGTTAATGACCTAGACAAGATGATTGAGGTCGATGACAACGTGCTGGGTCGCATTCCCGCTGTGTTCCTACCTGCGCAACGCTCAGTCACTAGAGGTATAGGACTAAGTGATATAGCAGATGCAAGCTATATGCAGAGGGCTATCTATCAAGAGCTATCAGAGATCGAGCAGCTAATCCGTATCTCTAACCACCCTACT